TTTTTTAAGTATGTTGACGTAAATAGGGCAGCAAGATTATTAAAATATAATGAAAAATTAATAAAAATTTGTAAGATCCTTAATAATAAAGATGCTCTTAATAAAATAATGGCAAGTGTTGATTTGCCTGAGTTTTCTCCTTGGAAGAAACCTGAAGATTTACCTGGAGATGATTTCTTGAGGCGATTAAATGAAATTCGTACCGTAAAGTGTACTAATAGAAAATCGATGGGCAATCTTCCATTTGATTCTTCGACATTTAAACTTGTCAACGCTGCCATAAGCGAAACCATGAAAGAACAAGTAAAACAACAAATAGCTGAAAAAGAATCAGAGCAAGCTGTTAAAATAGCAAAAAATATTGAAAAATTAATAATAAAAACACAGAAAAATATTACAGAATTAGCTGCTATAGAAATGACTGCGGAAAAATATAAACGTTCTGAGCGTATACCCACCCAACTTAAAAATCTTCTAAGAGATATAGACGATAAAACCGCAGTTATTAACGCAGAGAAAGACGCAATCGACCAGTTAATAATTCAAGTGAATAACTATTGTGAATCTATAAAAGCTGCTATAGGTGAAAACAATGATGTATATAAAATCGCACATAGTGAATACAGTAGAATAGTTGGATTAAATGCCGCAAGAGCAGCACCAGCACCTCGGCGTCGCAGAACATACGGTGGTGCGCGCCGTTATAAACAGCACAAAACACTCAAAAGACGGCGTGTGAATAAAAAAGCCACACGGCGTAAAGGAACACGCCACACTAGGCGTCGAGCATAACTTCAATCCACGTCGTAATCTGCGTCGGCTGGATGAGCGGAATGAGCGGCTCACACTCCCACAGAATCTTTCTACCCAATGAGAATAGTGTCCATTGGATAGGAAAAGCGTGCGGATATAAGGATGGAAGACCCTGGAACTCCTTCGGCAGCAGATGAAACGACGATTGCGGCAATACCATTGCCAGTTGCTCCTCTGGCTTCAACGGAGTCCTTGATGTGGCTGGAGTTTCTAACAATGGGGATGGAGTGTTAGTGAGGTATGTGGCGACCGTCTCAATCCGCGGCGGCAAGTACCACGGATAGTACCAATGAAGGTCCACGGGCGCACCTGAATAGTAGGCTAAGGTCCAAGCGAGTGAATTGAGATACTGCTTTGTCGCCTGTTGAGGGTCGGCGCCCAGAAGGGCTTCTTGGTCATAGATGTTTTTCCAGTCCTGCTTAAGCACCCAACTCGGCTTGTCGCGATCCTCCAGCTGAATCTGCGTAGCAAAGACCTTCTCCGCCGCCCATCCAATCGGCTGGTCGTTGTACCGCGCCATCGCCTGGTCCTCTGGCTCCTTAGACGCCGTCATACCTGGGCGAGCATTGAGCTTCTTCGACGTCGACCTGAGAATCTGCTGCTCCTCAGTCTTCGCCACGCGCTGGAAGAGGTCCGTAAGGGTAGCAGGATTATAATGCCAGCGGGTTTCGATTTGTTGGACAAATGGCGTTGTGAGATGGTCTTTATACATACGAAGAAGCGCTTCAATGCCATCATCCTTAATCTTAAGTACCATTCCGTGGGGGACAAAGTCGTTGCCCAGTAGACTCATCAGACCCACAAAATCCCTCAGAAACTCCGGTTTCGGCTGAGAGTGGGACTTCTGATACTTATTGTACAGGGCTGTTGCGAGTTGGTCCGTCAATAGGTATAGGAACTTCTCGTCACCCACGGCGTTTGTCTTAACCGACCCGTTAAACTCCATCTCCTCGCGGAAAAGGCTCAGGGTGGTACCAAGGGTGGCATTTGCCCACAGAGAAAGGACAATAAGGTCGGCGTCCAAACCGTAAATTACAGCGGTCTTCGGAGTGTGGGCTCGGATGTACTCCATAATCTTCTGTTCCCCCTCTCCAGGCATATCCGCTGGACTTACAACTGTGGCAGGGGTTGTGTGGGTCTTGGCAAACTGGCGTAGCGCAAACGCTAAGGCTTTCATAAACTGTGTCCCTGGCGTAATCGCATTCGTATCCCAGCGCGGCTGAACTGTGTAGGGGATGCCCTTCGCTTCCGCACGGATTTTCGCTTCCTCCTCTGCCTGAACGGCAGAGCGGAAACGTCGCAGCCGCTGCTGCTTAATCTTCGCCATCGGTGCCACACCGTCTACCGCAATATATAGGGTTTGGGTGGGGGCTACTAGTGCGGTCATCTGCTTGATATACGCAATCACCTCGACGATAAGGTCCGCCTCATACTTTGCCTTGATTACGTCGGTGTAAGGCGTCTTCTTCTGTACCTTTCGTACACAGTAGTAAATCGCACAGTTGAGATCCAACCCAAAAAACTCCGGCGGGGCATGGACGGTGGGGGTGGTGACGCCCGCAATAGTTTGTATTATGTGCTTATAGAAGGAGGGGATTCCCATGGCTGAAAAAAAACTTCTCGATACCGAGTTCGGCTTACTTCAATTTGCCATCGATGGGTTTAAATACAACCTACAAACTTTTCCCGATACAATATCGGCTGCGGCGTTCCTATTTACTATCCTATTCCAGTCACCTCCCCTGGGCGCTCTAACCGGTAGTATACTGGCATTAAATGTGATGGCGCCTATGTTACAAAAATTTATATCAGGATTCATTGGCGACTCGGCGGTTGTCAATAGAGAAGGTGATACACGTGCCTCATTTCCTTCGTGTTCCGGTCATTTTCCCGGTGTATCATTTGAACGTATCCTACAACTAAGCGACACAAAGTCATTTAGTGATCTGGATCACAATGGGTTTCCGAGTTACTATTCATTGTTCTTAGGGTTCATAACTGCCTATGTCAGCGCACTACCCGTCATCTATAGCAAGGAAATCTCGTATTCTCCGAAGCGCCAGGCGTCGACGACAATGGGCTTAGTCATTCTCGGCGTTGTTGTCTTAATGTGCGCCATCTATCGTATGCTATCATCGTGCGAAAATATCATTGGTCTATCGGCGGGACTTATAGCTGGAGCACTTGTTGGTCTGTTCTGCGTCGGCTTCTTGTCCTACATCTCCGACCGCCGCCTAACAAACATCTTATCATTCCCGCTCATTCGCAATCGCGCTGCCGACGGCAAGCCCATCTACGTCTGCGAGAAGGCGTTTAAGAAACCGGCACCAACATGCGTAAAACCAATGACGCAGAAGGAAGTCACAACACTACAAACAATTCGTGAATTGATTGCCAAGGGTAGCCAGCGAATCGGCATACCGATTTCTTCCGATAAACTTGACGAGTTCGCCACATTTTACGCAAACAATGCCGACCCAAATACTGGACAGATGGATGGACAGGCGCAGAATCAAGCACTTACTATCCTCGGAATTACAATGGAGCAATCGCAACAGATTATGAGAGCGGGAGGGCAATGAGAATCGCATAAAATAGAAACAGAGAACAAGGAGAATGAGTGTATTGCGATTACGCCAGTTTTTTCTCGGTCTCTATCACGACCTCCCGAATGTACTCTTCGTCGGTTCTCTGGTACTCGGCTCGATTACCGGCTACTTACCGCTCGTATGGGTCTCAATGGGATTGATTATTAATGGATTAACTGTTACCGCCGCACAAAAGTTATTTGGTCTACTGTTTGATACAACCTCGAAAGGATTCCTAGCGAGTCAAATGAGTATGGCGAAAAATGCGGCGTGCGAAATTATAAACAACGGTATGCCCACCGGCGGCATTAGTATTGTCGCACCCAGTTACTGGCTCTCCTCCGCGCTCTTCTTCGCCACCTTTGTAATCTATAATTCCATACAAGTTGCGATGATGCCGGTAGTAAAGGGAGCAAACCAAGACAAGGCGGATATTCGTCACGCATTTACGCTCACCACAATTGTAATCGGCGCCGTCTTCTTCCTCCTAGTTCTCCTACGTGGATACAGCGGATGCGAAACATATCTCGGCGGCGCACTTGGCGCGCTTGTCGGCATAGGTCTCGGTATCGGTTTCTGGCACCTCCTCAATCTCTGTGGTGCCGGTATGGTACCTGATGTCCTACAGATTGTCAATTCTATGGCACCACCTGGGTCAGACAATGTACCCGTAGTGTGCGCTGCCTGAGGTATTAATTAGGACCACCTGACACCAATCCTATAATTAAAGACGTATCACTTCGCCATTCGCGAAATGCCATACCGGTAATCTGTTGTCGTACAATAGGCTCCCATTCCGAATTCATATCACGTAAAACACGATTCGTTTCACTAATAATCTCAGATCGTGTTTTACCCTCATATAGTCCATCTAACGCCTCTCGTAGAAATTCTGCCTTCATATTTCGTTTATTTATAAGATTATGAAGTGTCCAAAGTGTATTTATAATATGCTCCTTAATCTGCGGTCCGCTCGACGCATATATATGCTGACGACCAAACATCGAATGATGCTTCATATGTTCGATTAAATGCGTACGGCATATGGGACAAGGCATCACATCCGTTAACGACTTCATAAGTTTCCTCCAAATGAAGATTACATCCGTTCGGTCACTTAACCACGCCAAATTATGTAATATTTTCCATAGTTTTGGACCCCATGAATCTTTTGAGCCGGGTTTAGGCGAAGTTGGTGTATCCGCCATTTACTACGCAGATGAAAAAATTTGAAACTGCCTGTCCGCATCGCACTGATTCGTAACAACCGGCATTATGTCCGAGGTCGTTCAACGCATTCCTACGCTACTATGGGACAACCTACAAGAACTTGTTTGGCGAATGGACGCAGTTTTCCTACGTGATGTTGCGCATATTACAAAAATTCCTTACGCCGATCTACGCAAAGTGATTCCTACACGCGGTGTCTCAACCCGAATTTGTACCGACGGAAATGAACCCTGGTGGTCCGGTTTAACTTGTCATATGTCTGTACGTCGATCCGGCGGTGCGTGGGTTCGCTGTAGTTCTACCGCGTTTGAAGGCGCCTGTTGTTTCAAACATAAGAATTTGGAGGGTCGTGAAGAGTCGCGGTTGCCAAATGGCATACTACCTCACGATTCGCCGTTACTTGCGCAATTGGTACGCCACATTCCCATTCGCGTCGAAAATATCGTATATTGGGTGAATGACTTTCAAGGATTCTCCGAAGTATATGATATTGACGGAAATGTTATTAAAGGACTTATGATAAATTACACCCAGCGTTGGATTCTTGAAATTGACAAAATTTGAACTATGATCTGACAGATTATCTTTTTTTTACCTAGAACTAGTAACGGATAGTATGGACACAGTAGTGGTTGCCGATATGTTTACAAATCTTACTATTGACATTTTCGCCCCTGTGTGTCTTAACGATGAGCAGAAGCAGAAACAGACACAGAAGCAGAAGCAGAAGAAGCTAAAACGTTCCTCTGTTATTCAACAACGTAATGACGCGCGTGCACGGAAATCACTCAAAAAGAGGAATACAATTGAATGCACGATTCCTGACTATATTATGACCCAGTGGATTGAAGCTATGGAAGGTAAGCCTAAAACAATGCCGGTCGGCGGTGTTCCACTTCTGCTTTGCCGAAAGATGGATTATAGTCCATGGCTCTATACTACGATTACGTCTGTATATCGCAAGCGGGCGGAGTGGCACGCTCTTATTGCAGATATGTGGAAAAGTCCACGGTTATCTGAACCTGGTAAGCCCTTTAGCCTAAATCATCCGAATCCGTTCTACTACTCGCAGGCTATTGCAATTCATCTAGATAAACTTATGTGCATAAATATTGCGCTACGTATGATTGTTCTTCGGTGTGTTCAGCGTCGGCTAATGGCAAAGATGGATGCACGAGTTGTTGGCGAGGACGACCTTCATACGACTACTCGGATTCCTGCGGCTGCAATGGTTTCCGTCTACGATTTCAAGACACGTGCTAAGTACGTATTTCATACTAATACAATTCTTAAAACAATTCTTGCGTCGCTCAAGTATTGCGCTTATGGTATTTCTGCACCCAAGGCGCCTAAGAATCCGTACACAAACCTAGAATGGACAAAGCCCCAGTTGATGTCTATTACGCAACAGATCGTATGTAATCTTGCTGGGCTTCATCGTATTCCACCGCCACTGTTTCTTAACTATTACAATTGTAACTATGCTCTCCATGTCTTTGCAAAATTCTGTGAAAAGGAACTTGGTGTCAATGCAGCCGTTGAACTTTTCAAACTCAAGGATGATCCAACTACGCAGGAGATTTACGGTGAAACAATTGATACTGTATTAGGTGAAGAAGGTATGACTATGTCTCCGCGTATGCGAACTATGATTATTGAACGAAAGCTTCCAAATATTCAACAGGATCGTTGGGATAATGTTATACTAGCACTATGGATTGATGAGAATACTCAAGTTCTTTACGAACCTTACAAAACATATACTGAAATTATAGATGATTTCAAAAAAGCGTATAGTGATACACGTAGTTATCTTATTCAACTGACTCGTAGCTCGCGGCGGCGGCTGCCACCGCCTGGCTCTGGCGTCTCACTTATCCGCACCTACGCACTTGGTGTTCTCATCGATGCCGCAATCCATACAGAAAATACTCTTGAATTTGATACGGATACACCACTCACCGTAAATCTTTGAATGGACTAGGAGGGATGGACTTGGCTAAGTATCATCACGCAGACCTAATTTTGCCCCGGTTATGGCTCGGCAATAAGACCGCTGCTGCTGACCCTGAATTTTTACGTACCGTTGGTGTTACCACCGTATTCAATGCGACAAAGGACTTGCCTTTTTCGCCATTCGTTCAGCGTAAATACCGTGTGCCCGTTGATGATAATTTACAACCGGTCGAAATCAAAAATATGGCAGACTGGTCGCCTGAAATTGTATACAAAGTAATCAATGAATACAAACAAGGTTCGGTAATACTCATTCACTGTCACGCTGGTATGCAACGGTCAGCGGCTATTATGGCAATGGTCTTAATCGCTTTATCCGGTCATCCTGCGTCGCAAGTTATGCCCTATATACGGTCTCGTCGTGAAGTCGCCTTTTTTCCGTCTGCAAATTTCCAACAATCGATTCAGGCATTTGAGAAGCACTATTTTTTAGCGAGAAACGGTGATGGGGGTAGGCGTAATTAATTGGTGGAATGTAGATGCCCACGGATTCGCCTCCAGGGCGTAATTCGTTGAGGCTGGATGGCTTTTATCCCGTTCCGCCTGCGACCACTCATCAGGAATATCCAGCGGAAAGTTATGTACGAAGAAATCTTGGTAGAGTTGTTCAGATTCGTAATGAATATGCCCTTTTGTGTCCAGGTCAATCTGGTACCGGTTTCGCTGGTCATTCCAATATGGCGAGTCCTCAAAGATGAAGTTTGGCTGTCCAATAAGTTTCGTAGGCGGGGTGGGACGGATATTCCAGCGGTTCCTGGCAGCGGGCTGAATTGTGAACAGTCTTCCCTGTTGGACCGGCTCTTGTAGTACAATTTCAATTGGCGTTGGCGGATATGCTAAAAGATACATTGCGTGCTCAAGGATTTGCCCGTGGAGATGCTGGTACATGGCGAACTTGAGAAGATCAGGTGAGACACCCATTGCCTGTAGAAAGCTCTGAAAGGCGCTTGGATGAGCGAGTAGCGGACGTGCCATTAAATATGCCCGCCAGCACTGCTTATTATAGATGGCGTGTTGAATGCGATGATACAATGTTCCGCACATGTTTTCGGTCCAACCTGCCGGCTTGGCGTACCATTCGTTTGGCGGTACGTGGTTGCCCGTATGTGGTGGCGGATAGTCGCCCAAAAGTGTATAAGGGGGAAGAGCAAGGCGGTGGGAAGTAAAGGTGCTTAAGAGACTATTGTAACGGCGGGAACGCCAGGCATTAAATCGCTGTGGTGTCAGGTCTTTGTCCGGTTGTGCTAACAGCCAGGCAAAGCCAAGAAGATTATGGACTAGATTGGATTCTAAACTTAGTTGGAGTTCATTTAGAATGGTCAAGGCAAGAGGAACGTTACGTTCTTCTAGGGAAAAGAGGAGGGCTGCCGCAAGATCATTGATTTCGTAGAGATTCCTAGAAAGCGACATGGTGCTTTCGGCTTAAAGAAAACCGGCGACCCTTCAATTTTGTTTTTAGACAGTAGGGATGGATATTTTAGTAGCGTGTCATAACGAAGCGACGGATCCTAAACTTTTTAAATATTTGCCACCACTATTTGATACTCCCGTACCTTTGGTCGCCGACTATGTAGACCCTTACAGTTCTGGAATACGATGGAGTAACTATGATGCTGAGTCAAAAGATATTATTTGGGAGCAGTATTGTGAAATTATGTGGCCATTCCGAAAAGTGGCAGACTACTACAACTACTATCCAGACCACAAATCTATCTTTTACGATCTATTTGATACTGGCTGGAAAATTCTAAAACCTGGCGGTAGAATTGTTCTTTCTTTTCCAAAGAATTTTGCTAGTATTTATGGAAAACCTATTAATATAGAAACCGCCTTAGAAAATTTTAAATCAGTTCTTAAATATATTCTTTCTCGTCATCCTTGGAGTTACAGTATTGTGCGCCGAGAAAATATGCCATTTATTATTTCCGAAGATGGTCAGCAAGAACGATATGATATGTATATATTTCTTGTAAAACCTGTGCCTCGAACAAAATCAAATAACCGCGGGATTGAAATGGTAAATATGACGCGTAAAAAGCGTAAATCAAGGCGTGGGCGCGGACGCGGTCACAGCCGCCGGTGCTAACTTCACCTTATACGTATACGCCTTACGAATTTTCTTTCTACTATAAGGATTTACCTTTGGAAATATATTGAACGATGCTTTTGTATAGTATCGTCCATACTTGAACTCATCGTTGAAATTCACCATATTATTTCCATTTTTGATATTATTATGAGTATAGGTATTGACTGGGTCTTTTGTGGTGATTGGTTTTTCACCTATGTTTTCTATCTCTAGATTACTACCAGCCGTTGCACCTAAATTACGAAGTTTCTGAAGCATCTCGTCACGTATTCGAGTATTGTTATTGTAGTCTTCCATATAATCATATGCGCTCTTACCAGTGTTATCTCGCATATTTACATAGGTTTGTATATTCTCAACGCCCATTAATATTCCATCACTACCCCAATCTAATATATGATCTAACGCATCCACTAATCCAGATTTTGCCGCTATAATTAGCGGGGTAGATCCATCATTTGATACTATACTCCAATCCGCATCTTGTCCTAGTAAATCTAACACAACATCATCATACCCTTCAAATATTGGTGATGCACCAGATGCTATAATTGCCGATGTTTCCCCTAAATTATTGCGTGTATCCCAGTCAAATCTATGGTCCCTTAAAAAATTAAACATCACTTCATCTTTGACATACCAAAATAAAGTGACTGTATAATCTTCCATATTATTTAATGCTATTGTGCTGTTAATATCCGCACCGGCTGCCAACAGCCGTTCACATTCTTCAAAATTACGGTTACGAAAGGCAGCGTGAAGCTGTTGATTTGGTGTTCGGAATGTCGATATAACAGCCCCGCGTCCTTTTTGTTTGCGTTGTTTCCTAGTCTTTCTGCTTCTAGCCATCCTTACTATGGATAGCTAAAAACTAAACCGCCGAAGGAAGCGGATAAGCCCCCGCAAAATTAAAAATATTTTTGTTGTTTTTTGTATTTTCAGGTTTTCTGGACTTCTAACAATAGACTGGTGATTGGTGGTTTAGATTGGGATTAAATATCATCAATATTAAGTTCGCCGTCGTTATCCGGCTCACGGTGTGCCAGCCGATTTGCACCAAGACGGGCACGAAGGTCCTCGTCGCTGGCGGACTTCTCCGTGTCGCCTGTGTCCGTGTCACTCTCGTGGGCAAACTCGAAACCACCGTCGCCTACAGTGCCCTCTGCCGGCTTGTCGCCATCAATATCATTTGTCATCCACTCAGGAATCATGCCGTCCTTCTTGAGGCTGTACGCCTGTTTTGGCGTCAGAATGGCAACAATATCAAAGTGCTCGCCTGGAGTGGCGGGCGCATCTGGGTCGTACCCCTCGCCGACATAGATAGCCACAACGTCCTTTGCGGTGATCGGCGTGGCACCGCGGCGACCTAGGACATTCGGAATACGGGCGCTCAGCTCCTTAATTCCGTGCTTGAAAGGAATGGCAACCTTGACGTGTCCCTGCCCTATCATCTTCGTGACGCGGGCAAAGGTTACACCATCGGTCTTGCCGTTGATAGCCGCCGCCGCGCGTTGGCTGTTAAGTTCTTGGCGCTTTGTGCCGGAAATGCGACCCTTCTTAGAACGAGGCATCTTGATATGTAGGAAGGAAAGAAGTAGAAGGCTTGAAAGTAGATGGAAGTAGGCAGCTGATAGTTGGGGTAAATCAAAAATAGTTTGTCAATTTTTTCAGTTTAGTTTTGGTTTTGGTTGGGTTTGGGTATCTAGTACCCCGCACGACGAGCCGCCGCACGCGTTACACGCGGGCTTGCGCTACGCTTAGGGCGCTCCTCCGCCGCGGGCTCCGTGTACGTCTGCGTAGCGGCAGGCACCGTGTAGCTATGCCACGTGTAGGTGGGCTGCTCACGGGCAACACGACGACCCTCTACCTCCATCGGCCACGAGTTGTGTAGTGAACGGACCTGAGCGTAAAACGTATCTAGGTAGTAATGGGTCTCCGTAGACTTAAGCATAACCGACGTGTAGCCAGGGACATCAATCTGGACAAAGTCGCAGCGCTGTAGATCATACTGCAGCGACTCTAGAAAGCGCTCTAGGTAGGGGAAGAGCTCAGAGTGCGTCAGCTGGCGCTCATTACGGGCGGTAATCGTATTCTGGGTAAAGACGGCAGTGAAGTTCATGCTGTTTTCCGTAGGGCGAATGACAAGCTTATCATCAGGCTGACCGTTCTTCTGGAGAATAATCACAATCGGCGCAAGGGTGGCGGGACCATCATAGTTGTAGCGGGTAGAGGGTACAGACGACGACATGATGAGGGGAATGATTGCCGACGGTAAGAATTTTTTGGTTTGTCAATTTTTATCCCGCCACGGCATTTTCACGCTTAAAAATTCGAAATAAAATATTACATTGGTTAAATGCCTTGTTCACGTTGCGAAAAACCTGCGATTGACGCACCATCCATCGACGATTGGGGTCCAACACTATGGGCAATATTACACGGATTCGCTGAACAGTCTGGAACAAATGAAGATGAGCGACAGCACTGGATTTCTATCATTGAGGGGCTACCAAAGGTAGTTCCCTGTCCCGAATGTGCTAAACATATTACAGAATGGCTCAAAGGACACCCCGTTGTAGCGCTACGCAAAATACCTATAGCAACCCTACACAATTGGATTGTCGGATATCTTTACGATTTACACGAGGATGTAAATAGGCGTCTAGGAAAACCATCGTTTCCTAGAAATATGCTAACCGACACTTACGGATCATTTAATCTACCAGTCAAAATGGAATCACTCAAACGGTATCTTGAAAAACTTATTAGCATTTCAGGAACCGGTATGCTATCGTGGAAAAAATGGGAAGGAATTATCCTTCGACTACTTACACTCTATAGTTTAGTGGGACACTGCCCTACGTGTAAATGAGCGACGTGATTTACGTTTCTTGGCGGTTAGTACCGCCTGTTTACGGGCAGTATTAAGGCGATTTGCCTGATTCGACGCTATTGCACGTGCCAAAACTACACGATTGTGTTCTGCTCCTCTTGGTATCAGTGCTCTACCGGTGAGTCTAAGACGAACAGACGGTGCCATTCTACGTGTGCCACGAACGGGGGCATTTTTAAGTGGTTCTATATGACGGCGTGTAATTGCCGTCGCTTTTCTTAAATTAGGACTTTCCTTATTAAAGAAACTAGCAAGTCTGTTTAAGATGCCGGACATCTTACCCTACTAAGGATGTCTAATAACGCGCCTTCTCGGCAGGGGTTAACGCACGCCACTTCTTGCCGATTTCTCTTGCGACATCTACAACTTTACTACGCATCTCAGGGTGCTCACGTAGAATCTCGGGGCGTGTCTTCTGTGCAAACTTCATGTAACCATTGAGCTTGCGCTTGCCACCATTCTGCTTGCGCGTAGCCTTGCGCGTGTTTTTACGGTTATTCTTGCGGGTGCTGCGATTTGCCATCCTATACTCTGGGGTTTGATTTTAAAAGTCTGCTAAAAGTCCGCGTCCGTCGCAAACGTCATCTGCTCCGTTGTCCTACCGACGCCCGCTTTCGAATAATTACTAACGCGCTTCTCAAAGAAGTTATCCTTACCCTCAAGTGAGATGCGCTCCATAAACGGAAACGGATTCGCTGTATTCCAAATCTTCGGATAACCTAGCTGAACAAGAAGGCGATCCGCAACAAATTCCAAATACTGACTCATCATTTTCGCATTCATACCAATGAGTCCGCACGGGAGTGCGTCAATAATAAACTCCTTTTCACACTTGACCGCCTCACGAATCATTTTATGCGCCTTTGTCTTGCTTAACTTCGTCTGAAGCATACTGTAAAGCAGACAGGCAAACTCTGTATGCATACCCTCATCACGACTAATGAACTCATTCGATGTAGTGAGTCCAGGCATCAGACCCCGCTCCTTGAGCCAGAAAATGGAACAGAAAGCACCGCTAAAGAAGATACCCTCTACTGCTGCGAACGCCATCAGACGCGACGCAAAGTCCGCCGTATCCGACTCCATCCATTCAATAGCCCATTCTGCCTTCTTCTTGACACACGGAATGGTCTCAATCGCCTTGAGCAGATGCGTCTTCTCCGTTGCGTCCTTGATATACGTATCAATCAGCAATGAGTACACTTCACTTTGTCCGGTTAGAATTCCATTAAATACACCCTTATGATGTATAGGCTCGTTAAAACAATAGGTCGGGCTCATTTTATTTAAGTCCTCTACACCCTTAATTCGTATGAGTTTCTTCTTTTCGGAAACGGGATTTGTGCTTAGAACAAGTCGCTTAGGACTAAATCCAATAGCACGAAGTTTTTGTACAGCATTACATGTAATATAGAGAACATAGATTGCCTTACAACTGTAATTCTTTTCACCACCCTTTCCATCAGGCATTAACTTTTCACACTCTTCCCTATTGAGTTTAATGTTTGTTACAATGCCTAGAGTTGTAAGCATTAGTTGTACATTCTTGAGATAATCTAACTGAACACAGCCAATTTGTATAGAAGTATCACCACCCACGCTGAGTTTCGCACAACCATCCGCATCTGCGTAACCCTCTAGCCAGCGTAGTTTGGTATCTATACTATAATTAATAGGCACAAAGAACTTCGGCTTATTGATACAGTTTGTAAGATAGCATGCAGTAATATCACCATCAGTCCTACTCTTAGATACTACAAGGTGTTCAAGTAGGTTCTTCTTCTCACCGTATAGACGAACAAATGGATATTCATTCACATAATTTCCATCACCACAGAAGAATCCGTGCGTATAGGGATTTTTAAACTCATCTATATCTGAAATGTCTACAATCGGTGTTTCCCATCCCATTAGTATATCATCAACCTTGAGGTCTTTTGTTATAATACGCTCCTCGTGGCATCGCTCAGGATGAAGAACAGGTCCTACCCTGACTAACCATTTGTGACCATCCGTACAGTCTAGTGACATTCCATTATCCAGATGTACACGATAAATCTTAGAACTATCTGATGTTTTACGAACTGTAACATTACTAAACTCGGAGCCATTCCATACATCTACAGCTGTATCAGTTAGCGTACCAATAGGAAAGTAGCCAGTTTTAGTCAGAATAGGAGTCTCGGGCGTTACACAGTGAATGTTCTCCATCGCAATCTGGAATCCATAGAAGCAGCGCGCCTCAGGAATCTGAACCTGCTTCATAAAGTTCATCGCTAGATTCTCGTTGACAATACCATCGCTGGCGGCAAAGAACGCCAAGACGTGGCTGATGAAATGACGCTCATCCTTATTGAGATTATCCCAATCCTTGCGATCCCTGGACAGATCCAGTTCCTCCGCTGTCCAGAAACTACCCTCTGCCTTCTTATACATCTCCCATACCTTCTGGTTCGCAATAGGAAAGATCACAAAACGATTCGGATTCGGCTGTAGAATCGGTTCCGTCTTTGGAAAACGGCGCTTCGTAATAACTTGAAATGCTTCCTCTTTCGGATTCACACCGCGGTTTCCGAGTGATCCGCTATCGACTGATGTAGCACGGCGGCGAGGAACTATAATTGGGGGTGCTTCGGTTACGGGGCTGGAGCTCATTGCCGGTACTTTACCCTGCGATTTCATTTTGCTGTGATTTGCCGGGATTTTATGAGTTCTGTGTTATTTGATGTTTGTGTAAGATTACGTCATTTTTTCTCCAAACCATCGAAGAAAATTGAGTGCTGTTCGTTTGAATCAAGGGAGGGGTATTACTCTCTCTTAGAATGACGAGCGCAGATATGAGCACTTGGCTTCTTGGTATTGGTGGCTATGCCGGTCTATTCGGCTCCTTTGCTGTATTCTATCTCTATCCTAACTTTCCGCGCAATTATCTACCCGCCCTTTTCGTAGTGCCGGTTGCGAGTGCCGCCGCACTTTATGCCTTCTTCCAGCTTCTATATATGTTTCTAGAGTTCGTTGTTCTAGTTCTTCAGGCAATGCTTGATGAGAATATTACACTTGTGCTCCTTTCTACAACATTTGTTGTCGGTCAAGCAGCACTTATCGGTTACGTCGTCTATAAAAATGCCTTTCTGAATAACGTTGCATTGAATAATGCCGTGGATGAAACGGATGACGAGGAACAGGAGGAGGAGCATGGTGAAGAGCTACAGCCTGAAGAGTATGAAGAAGCCAATGAAGACGAAACGGGCGAAGCGGACAAGGAGGATAGCGGCGCCGATGCGGACAATGAGGAAGGAGCTCTTAATTCAGGTAACGCGCCCGTCACAAATGACACGCCTGCTACGCCAGCACCCGTTGTTGATGCTAAGTGTGTAGGTTGTGATAACGATTGTACCAAGTGTATGCCAGGTCTTACCGTACTTGGCGATCTACCAGATAGTGTAGTGTGTGAAGGCGGTGTTTGCCGTCTAGCAAATGGTGTTACAAGTAGTCAAATGTGGAAGGATATGCTTGTCGAGGAAGGTGTAAAGATTGATTAAATTAGTACTTTACGAAGCCGAACCAAAAGGCGTAAGAAGGTTGTTTCGCCTTCTGGGATTTCGAACAAAATGGAAAGAGGTTTGTTGACGCGGATAGCGCCCGTTGGGGTCACTAATTTTTCAGCGAAAACGTAGTTCCGTACAGCTTGTACAATGTCTTTGTACGGGTAGCGCTTGTTCAGGTCTATACTGGGCAAACCGGGCGGCTTTACAGCAAATGTTTGGTGGCGAAACGGTGATGATGCTAGAAAGTTTGGGTCGCGGAACTGCTCTAATGCGAGTTCAATAATCGGTTTTTCGACCGTTTTCATATGATCATCAATATGATCGAAGGTGTTGTAAAGATGTTCGATCGTCTTTGTCATTTCTTCTAAATCACATTCTAGCTCAAAGAGATTCATCAGCTTCGATGTCTGATTTGTGGTACCGGTCACGTCGGTCGCTGCCGTGGAGTCGGTGGAATCGGTGGAGGACTCACCGTCTGAATCTGCGTCGCTCATATCTACCAGGAATGGGTATATCTTGTAGATAGGTTCACTTTTTATCATTTAGGTTTGAGTTTGTCAGTCGCGCCGAATTTTGCCGGTTATCCAACTGACTGGGCTATGAATCTCGCCCTTCCAAAACCACGCATACGTAGGGAACGGTTGCTCTGTCTGTTCTTTCGCTGCGCGTATTGCGTACCACCAATGCCGAGGAATCAATATGGTATTACCTGGGCGTAACTTAATCTCAATATACTTTACATCGCCGATCCACGGAATCTCCTTTGTCGTCTGTATCCAGGGATCCTTGCCTATAATATCGTCGGCGTCCTTTGCGGGAATGGCGCCCTCGTGTGCAATCCATAGTTCTAGCGGGGTGCCGTCCGTTGAGACAATCGCTGTAAAGTCGGCAATTCCCTTTCGGAGACCCATCACATCGTGTTGCTGATAGATATAAGGGGTTGGCGTCTGGGTAGGAACCGTATACCATTGATGGAATCCCTCCGCTGCCCAATGTTCGAAATTTGTACGAAGTTTGAGTGTATCGGCTAGATTTGCAATATCTATAGGCGTTGTTTTATTCGGTGTTTGAAGCCATTGGTTCCAGGATGTCTTAAACTTCTTACCGTCTTCCGCCTGGACAACAATGGTCCACGTCTTATTTGCCGTCTTTGCGTATGCCCAATTGCCCAACCAATGTTTCGGCAAGCTTCGAATCACAATCGGTAACTGTTCATTCATCATTTCTGTCCAATTTGCGTTGGCGGTATAATCCTTCTGTAAAATCTGAAACTCGTGAATCGCTCCACGATATGCTATAACGGCTATTCCAAAAATCAACAAGATCAGGAAGAGCAGTTCAAATATCATCTCCTGGTCTTACGTTGTGACTTTTTACGTGACAATGCTCCGCGGTCGCTTCCGCTTCCGCAGCCCTTCCACAGACCGGGTAAGAACTGCCCGTTCATAATATGACGGACTTCCTTCTTGTTCAGTGCTTTTCTAGTACGATTTACGGGTTTGCCCGATGGATCAATGACCTCACGCAACTTATATCCCTTATTGTTCTTAATAGATACTACATCGTGTATAATAGGCTGACCGGTGGTGGCGTGAATTTTCTCACTATGAAAAACTGGTTTAGGCATCCTATTAAGAGGTTATGATTATAATTCTGCGTCATGATTAATTTTATTCAAAATTGTTTTATGAATATTCATAAATTTTGGAAGCAGAAGAATAAAACAGAATCCGAAAGGATAGATACATAATTGTGTCATAGAGTAACTTAAAAGTAAGGTGGTGGCGTAGGGAAGTGGCATTGTGCCATCAAGGGAGATGGAAAGCCAATGTTTTGCGTAAAGTTCTTTATTTTTCACGCGTCGTAAAAATTTCATATAATATGCGCCATAACACGCAAAAACTACGCTTGACATACTAAAAAAGAAAAGATTCGATAAAAAATTTAGCGGGACGTACGGAAAAAGGTATGAGTGTGGTGGAGCGAGAATTTTTTCCTTCAAAATATGTCCCGCAATAATAATATAAAAGTAATGACACAGAAAAATTGGCATATATGGTTTTGATAAAAAAAACCATACTTGGTCGTGTTCTGTAAGCGGAATACGTTCTAATGGATGACGTAAGGGCATATTGTAGTTTGTTAAGCATAATTGACAGCGTCTTATAAAATCGGGATTGGTGGTCGCTCTTCTCCATTGTTTCAAACACTGAAGGTGAATATATCGAACGCTGCCTGTACACTTACAAGGAGTGATAAGCGGATCAGTATGTACAAGTGTTGGTTCAAAACAAAATCGACAGCCGATAACATTAGTCTGACGGATCGGATCCATCTAAGGGGGTTTAGAAATTAGTATTTTAAGATGTATGTTACATGCGTTATTGGGGATGGTCTCGGCAATCGTCTTTTTCAAATTGCGGCAATGCTTGGATACGCTGAACGTTATGGGCATCAAGCGATCTTTGTAAAGGAATGGGTGAAGGCAAATGCGGCGCAGCCTGGTGGCGAAAAGGTATGTGATTATTTTCCTGGTATTCCAACAATTAGTGCTAATGATGTGGAATGGAGTGAGGTGCGCGAGGAGTTTGTAGACGCAATGACGTACCGACCGCTGCCTTTTGTGGCGGGTCATGTCAAGTTGTGCGGGGCGTTCCAATCCGAGCGGTACTTTCCTAGCGGCGGGATTTCTTTGAGTGGAGTGGTGCCGCGGGTTTTACGGGTCGGTATGCCCACTGTATTTTTACACGTTCGTCGTGGGGACTATCTCCATCCGTTCAATCAGCACCATTACGTAGATCTTTCTGGATATTATGAACGGGCTTTAGGGCTTTTTTCTGGGGCGTATGTAGTTGTATGCTCGGACGATTTAGCGTGGTGTAAGTCTGTGTTGCCTGCGCGTTATCCTGGTGTTAGTGCGGATAAGTGGATTTGGTTTGACGGGGATGAATATGCGACATTGGGGATGATGATGGGATGCGTTCTTGGGGGTATTTGTGCTAATAGTACGTTTTCGTGGTGGGGGGCTTATCTAGGATTGGCTGGCGGTGATAAAATTGTGACAATGCCTGCCCTATGGATTCAGAATAGGGCAGGATTTCCCAAGGCTATTGATATCTATCCAGCGTGGGCGACACAGGTATCAGTATCGGTTTAATTTTATGGCGCAATTCTATAATCTTATTTTTTATATAAAAATAGGATTATAGTGCGTTTTTACGCTTGAAATTAGATAGCAACATTAATGGTTGAGCAGACTACTTGGAGCTTCCCAATAAATGTTGAGAGCTGAGCCTCTAATGTCTCGATCTTATATTGCTGTGTCTGAATTGTAGACTGCTGAGTCTGGATTGTAGACTGCTGAGCTTGAACGATGGCGTAGACCTCTTGAACCGCCTTCACGGTTGGAGCAATAAATTCATCGTGTCTCAGAGTGTATAGACCCTTGAGTTTTGCGTGAGGGGGATTGTAGGTTGTTGTTATTGTACTGCCGTGTTTGTCTTTGGTTGTTTTTGTAATTGTGGATGGAATATCATTGATACACGTGAAAAGCGCTGAATCGGTACCAAGGCTGCTCAAGACTTGTGCGACCTCCTGCGCAATAAAACCCTGGTGCTTACGCTTGCCTGGATCTTTTGGCGGGAAAGGGTTGCCGTTGCTGTCCAAACCAACGTTTGTGCGATCTTTCCAAGTAAACTCAACTGGTCGCAGCTGACTTATAAAATTTATGCCAAGAGAGGTGTTGTTGATGTTTGTCTTGAGACGGCGATCGGATGGTCCTGCGGCATCATAGGTAATTGCGTGGCTTGACGCATCATATGTCAGATAATAACTTCCTGATGCTGGCTGAATTGTATCTATAAATAATCCTGTTGTGCCTGATAGGATAGATCCACCACTTCCTCCAGTAGCAATATTGATCTGAGTGCTACCTATTTGTATAGCTTGTCCGTAGGTACCAGCATCTATTTGAATTCCCAAACTATCTGTAATATTTATGCTATTGCCACCAGCTCCAATATTAATTCCATTTGAACCACCGACACCAGCTCCGATACAAACAGCACTAATCCCAGTTGCTTGAGCACTTTCTCCAATAGCAATTGCGTTGTCACCGGTTGCTATGGCACTATCACCAATAGCAATCGCGAAGTATCCTTGGGCATTTGATCCTGCATTGTTTCCGATCGCAATTGAATTAGAACCTTGCACATTAGAACCCGCATTATTACCAATAGCAATCGCATATTCTCCTTGTGCGTTGGAACCTGCATTTGCGCCAATAGCAATCGCAAATGGTTGTTGTATACTGGCGTTTGATGTGCCATTTGCGTCTCCAACACCTGCGTTGGATCCAATAGCAATTGCACCTTGTTGCTGGTATTGATATCCTGCTGCATATCCAAGGGCGACTGCGCCTGGTTGCTGATTCAATTGTCCTGCTTGACCACCTACTGCCGTTGCTGCATATCCTTGTGCGGTCTGTCCTGCTCCACCACCGATAGCCACACCGTATACTGAAACAGTTCCATCGCCACCAGCATTCGCACCGATAGATACATTTGAATTAGTTCCTCCGCCATAATAACCACCCAAAATCCAGCTTGCTGTAGCTGGATTGTAAATAATGTAATCACCGTAGTAAGTGCCTACTGGCAAGGAACCACCTGGGGGAACCGGTGATACACTGTTATATATAATAGAGCCGTCCCCTGCGACATCAGTTCCGCCGAAACTAATATTTGCAAAAGAATCCGCCACAGTGTTTTGTGTCATATAGAGTTGGTATGACAAACCGGCTGTAAGGGGGGCAGATCCGAATGTATGATACAGAGAATTATTAACGTACCAATATACATCATAGTCTGTAATAACGACTGAATACACAGCGCCTGGTGACCATATTGAGCCACCTCCTGCGCCACCATTTGCGGTATAATACACATAACCACTGTTTATTAAAAATCCGTAATTGTTATAAGCGTTGTTATATAACAGAACTTGTTGTCCATTGGTTGTTACATATGGAATTGTAAAGCTGAGTGAAGGGTACTTGTACGATTGAGCAGATGTAATTGTGTCAGTTGTTCCTGTATTTATAGCCTTGGTTACAGAATTATTGTAAGGGTAAAATGTTGTATTGGCTGGGCTTATCAGAGTGTAAGCACCTACAGTTGCACTTGTTGCACCCGTATAGCCTGTGGCACCGGTTGCACCCGTATCACCGGTTGCTCCTGTTGCA